CTGATAACCAAAATGACTATTGGACTATGGAAGTAAATAAACAACAAGAGTCTTTGGATTGGTTAATCAAATAAGTGAGGTAAAAAATGGCCGATACAAGTTTATTCAGTAGACTAAGACGATTATTTAGTACTAACGTTATAGTAAGAAACGTTGGTGGTCGTGAATTGAGAGTCGCTGATACAAGTAGAACACAATCATATTCAAGAAGTAATCTTGTAGATAGATATCAAAAGATATATACTGGTGCTGGATTGAGTGGATATTCTGATTCCATGTTAACAAAATCAATGAGATTGAATCTATTCAAAGATTATGAACAAATGGATAGTGATGCTATAATATCTTCAGCACTAGACATATATTCAGATGAGTCTACAATGAAATCAGAATATGGTGAGGTTTTGACGATTAAAACAGATAATAATCAAATTAAACAAATACTAAACAATTTGTTTTATGATATTTTAAACATTGAATTTAATCTATGGCCATGGATTCGTAATATGTGTAAGTACGGTGATTTCTTTTTAAAGTTAGAAATAGATGAAAAGTATGGAATCACAAATGTAGTACCAATGCCTGTTTATGACGTATCTAGGATAGAGGGATTAGACCCAGAAAATCCAGAGTATGTAAAGTTTTTAGTTGAATCAACCACTAATCAAAGTAGATATAAACAAGAAAATTCAGCTACTAAAGAAGAATTAGAAAATTACGAAGTAGCTCACTTCAGACTTTTATCTGATTCAAATTATTTACCTTATGGTAAATCACAAATAGAGGGTTCTCGTAAGATATATAAACAATTAACTCTTATGGAAGATGCTATGTTAATCCATCGTATAATGAGAGCACCAGAGAAAAGAGTGTTTAAATTAGATATTGGAAACATACCACCATCTGAAGTTGATAATTATATGCAAAAAACTATTAGTAAAATGAAGAGAGCACCTGTTATTGATGAGACTACTGGTGATTATAATCTTAAATATAATATGCAGAATATTACAGAAGATTTCTTTTTACCAGTAAGAGGTGGTGATAGTGGTACTAGTATTGATTCATTACCAGGTCTAACCTATGAAGCTACCGAGGATATTGAATATCTAAAGAATAAATTATTATCATCACTAAGAATACCTAAAGCTTTCTTGGGATTTGAAGAACAAATTGGTTCCAAAGCAACTTTAGCTGCGGAAGACGTTCGTTTTGCTCGTACAATAGAAAGAATACAAAGAATTACAGTTAGTGAACTTACTAAGATAGCAATAGTTCATTTATATGCACAAGGTTATCAAGACTCTGAGTTAGTTAATTTTGAATTGAATCTTACAAATCCATCTACAATTTATGAACAAGAAAAAATTGAATTGTGGAATAATAAAACAAGTCTAGCTTCAAGTATGTTACAAGATGGTTTAGTATCTTCTGATTGGATTTATAAAAATATATTTGGATTTACTGACGAGGAAATTAAAAAAGAGGATGATGGTATAGTTTTTGATTACAAAAATAAGTTTAGAAGACAACAAATAGAAAGTGAAGGTAATGACCCAGCTAAATCAGGTGAAGCTCAAGGTACACCATCTGATATGGCTATGGGTAGAACAGGTCACGAATTAGATGATAAGGGTGGAGCACCAGAGGGTGGATTTGAAGGAGCTGGTAGACCTAAAGAACCTAACAAGTATGGAAAAGATAGTGGAGTACGTGGTAGAGACCCATTAGGAGCACACGATATGAAAAAAGGTGGTAGTGGAGCACTGAAATACGGTAAGCCACTAGCTTTAGCACATTTTGATAGAATAAAAAAATCTATGGAATTAAAAGGTGTGGAAAAAGAAATAATAACTGAAACTTCAGAGCTAGAACAAGAATATGAAAAAGAAGTAGAAACTTTATCAAAAAAATCATAATTTGATGAATTATTCTATTATTATATATTTATTTAAGACTACAAGTATCTAAAAACGGAGTATTGTAAAAATGTCAAAAAAACTTAAACATTCTAAAATAAAGAATACAAGTATTCTTTTTGAATTGTTAACGAGACAAATAACAGCAGATGTTTTAGCTGATAAAACAACAAAAACTGTTGGTATTGTAAAAAAATTCTTCAATGAACAAACAGAGTTGGGTAAAGAATTACAATTATATAAAATTTTATCCGAGAAAAAATATAACTCTACTCTAAAAGCTAATCAATTACTAGAAACGGTAGTAAAGTCAAGAAATAAACTAAGTAATTCAAAACTTAGACGTGAAAAATATAATCTAATTAAAGCAATAAAAGAAAATTACAATGTAGATGACTTTATGAATGCTAGAATAAATAACTATAAGTTATTAGCTTCTATATATAATATATTTCAATCAGAAACTACAAATGAACAGTTTAATCCAGAGCATATAGTAAATTCTAAATTTACAATACTAGAAAATATAGCTGGTAAAAAACAAACTTCTCAAAACAAAGAAACTTTTATTGCAGAATATAAACAAAAAGATAAAGATTTAAGATTATTAGCATATCAAATATTAGTTGATAAATTCAATAGTAAATATAAGACACTAGATGAATCACAGAAAAAACTATTGAAAAATTACATCAATAATATCAGTAATACTAATTCACTCAGAGAATTTGTTGATAGTGAAATAGTAAAAGTAAAAAAATACTTGAAAACTGAACTACCTAAAGTAAAAGACGATATAACTCAGATAAAATTAACAGAAGTTATTAATCAGATTGATGCTTTGAGTAAGGGTAAGCTAGTTACTGAAAAACAAGTTTTAACTTTGATGAGATATTACGAATTAGTTAAGGAAATAAACAATGTCCACGAAACTAGAAATATTAAAAAAAGTAATTAGAGAACTTATTAAACAAGAATTAGAAGAAGTTTCCGTAACTGGTAACTTAGATGGTGGTGAAGGACCTCCAAAAACACCATATGCCTTTCAATCTAAACCCAAGTCTAAAAAAGACAAAGATAAAGAAAAAGCCATAATGAAATCTATGGGATATAGCAAAGTACATGAAGCTAAATTTCACGTTAAAACTGATTTTGGTAGCGTAATAGTTGATGCTAGTGGTAAAGGTGAAGCTAGAGCGAAAGTAGCTAAAAAACTTAAAGGTGGCTATGAAAGGATTAGAGGCGTTAATCGTGTAGGTATTTCTAAAGCAAAACAAATTCAGAATAAACTTGAAAATGTAAGTGAGGGAAGATATCACGATTATAGAAATGATGAAACTTTAACACCAAAACAAAAAATTGGTCACTCAATGAGAGAGGTTCGTGACAAGTTAAATGAATTAGATAAACTTGTCAAGATGAACGTCAGATTAAAGAATGAGATAGGAGTTGATTCTACTTCCTACTGGAAAAGAACTCATACTGCTATGAAAAAGATAAGTGAAAGGTTAGTAAAATTAGCTAATAAAGTCGGTCAACTTTACTAACTCTATCATGAAACCATCTTGGGACAAAGATGGGTTAACTTTTTTAGGTAGACTTTTAAGCATGTCTAATCTAAAGAAACGCTGGCTCATTGAAGAAACAAAAATTAAAGGTAAAGAACCCACAAAGGTTCAAACGATAACTTTTATAGATAAGTGGATAAAAAAGTTAGAAGATTTAAAAAGAGAAATAATAAAAACTCGGAGTTAAATGTGAAAGAACTTATAGTAGATTACTTACCATTTGAAGTAAAACCAGAACAGATTAGTGAGTCCATGAAACAGAACAATGGAAAACTAATCGTCAGGGGTGTATTGCAGAGAGCAGAAGCTAAGAATCAAAATGGTAGAGTTTATCCTCGTGAAATTTTGATGAGAGAGGCTAAAAAATACACAAAAGAATTTGTAAATGAAAAAAGAGCCATGGGTGAACTAGACCATCCAGAGAGTTCTGTAGTTAACCTACAAAACGTATCCCATAACATTACTGAAATGCATTGGGAAGGTGATAATCTATTAGGTACAGTTGAGATATTAACAACACCTAGTGGTAACATATTGAGAGAATTGTTCAAGTCTAATATCAAACTCGGTATCAGTTCAAGAGGTATGGGTTCAGTAGAAACCGTATCTGAAGGTCCTGCAGCAGGAGCTCAAAAAGTAGGTAATGACTTTGAACTTATAGCTTTTGATTTCGTATCAAATCCATCTACACATGGAGCATTCATGTATCCAATGAACGAGTCAGTAAATAAAGATTTACCTGCAGGTAGGACTTGTGGTGATTATTGTAAAGTTGAATCTATCATAAACGACATATTGAGAGGATAATAATGTCAAAATACAAAAAGATGATGGACATATATAAAGATTGGTTACTAGAGAGCAAGATACCTGGAGGATATGATAGTTACTTCAGAATCATGGATAAAAACATAGACCGAGTTGGTGACAACATGAAGACTCTTATGAAAGATTTAGCTAGAGACAAAGATGGTGATTTCAGAAAACAGGTACTTGAACTACAAAAAATTTACAAGAAAAATCTAATAGAATTAAAAGTAAAACTTGCTGACTTTAAACGGAAAAACTCGTGATTAAATTAAAAGAACTAATCAAGGATGAATGTCATTGTGGTGATGCTTGCTGTAGTATTACAGAGGGACCAGATGAACAGAGACCTGCTGATTCTGAAGTACAGAGAATTGTTAAAGCAGAAGCTAAACTTCGTGAGAGAATGTTGAAGTTAGAACAGATTTTTTTAAGAGACGCTAGACCTGAGAAC